GCAATCTAAAGAAAATAAACTAAAGAAAATTTTGCATCAGCAGGATTCGGTCGGCCTGCCAAAAAAGCCCAGAGACAACAATCTAAGGGTATGTGTACGGTTTTCACAAGGAAAAAGTTATTCTGTATAATTTTGATTTTTAAAACTACTAAAAACATAGAAACAAAAATTGGAAAATTTCCGGTCGGGTTCGTTAAACAAAAGTGTCGTCGAATTCTTCTTCAAAGTACGAGTAAGTTATGGCCGGTGGGACCATTCCTATCTCGCGTAGTCCACCATCCACTACCTGTCGAAAGCTATTAAAGACTTTCTCACCATAGTGGAATATAAATCTTAGCGCATCTATATAATTCAGTTCGAGTTGTTCTTCCGGATCAAGAGTGTCTGTCACCCAATTGATGAGTTCTTGTATAGTTCTCATTTCAATAGGAGCTCTTATTCTTGTCGGGAAGCGTTCATCGCGCACAAATCCTCGCTTCAGGTATTTACAATCCAGGATTTTCTTGTAAGGTGGGGGGTTTGTAAGAGTCTTGTCTGCATCAGTATAAGTTATGCCAAAGGTTGCCAGCCATTCAGCAAAAGTATTCTGATTAAACCATTCAAGAACTCTCAAAGCAACAGCGTTCACATTGTCATCTCCGAACACTGACTCTTTGACGTTCTTTCGGAATGACTGCATGTTGCAATCAGCTCTTGCTGCTGTTTTCATATAAACAGCTTTCTTAGTTAGGCAAAGATATCCAGTTCGAATAATCAATGCATTTGCAAATGAGTTAAGAAGGGCAGTCAGGGCAACGCCAGAAGGCATTCCATGATTCTTCCTCATAACTACAGTTCCAAATGCAGCATACGTATGGATAACTTCGTCTAAAATAACTCTTCGCACGAGAGCATTCGTGGGGCCATCATTATACCATGCATTTGCAACTCTGCAAAAATAATCGATAAGCACCGCGAAAAGAAAGCCATCATAATTCTTATAGTCGCCATCAAAACCGTACTTGGAAATTCGCTCAAATTCCATATACAGCAGTGACCACTCACTACTATCAGCATTAATTCCAACTGCATGGAAAGAATGAATACGGTTTGCAATCATCGCTGCACAAAGGTCCAGAAAATACATACGTGTTATTATTGTAAAATCTACTGGAGCCATCATAAAGGTTCGAGTGTTACCTGTTCTTATCTTCTCAAGACTTCTTCGCTCGTCTTTTAAACAGTTGGTCCAAATAGAGGGATATCTTTCTCCTCTCTCATAACTTTTAATTCGTGCTGCTATCTCATTGAGTAATAAATTACTCTTAATAGTAGCATGTCCTTCTTCGGTTATATCAAAGAGGTAAGCCTTACCACTCTCATTTGGAGGTCGAGAATAGACATATGGAATTCCTGGGGAAGACTTCATGTCTATTCTATCATAGTGCTCTATTGGTAAACCGTTTATCGCTTGTTCAACGGTCAGAACACCTGGTCTTGGTCTTAAGGGTTCGTAGTTAAGCATCTCTTGCTCTAAAGAGATGTATGCTTCTTCCAGTTGTTTTGGAGGAAGTGGTCTATGATACGTTCCGTACTTCTTAATGCCTTCAACAAGAGGATCTCGTGGAACTTCCATTCGATCATCGTTCTTATGCAAC